AGTCGCTGCTTGCAGAAGGCGGCAGGATTCTCGTCAAGGACGGCGGTAGCTATTCCGAGGCGAGGATATTCGATGTCACAGACAACCTTGCAGAAGTCGAATGCGCGGAGGTGGTCATAGTTACCATCCAATCCACATACCACGAGGCACTGTACGCCGTTCTCGGCGAACATCTCGCTGGAAACCAGACGGTGGTCGTGGTATGCAGCTACATGTCATCGTTCTACCTTGCAAGACGTTGCTCAGAATACCCGAACATCGTGGAGACCACGGGCCCTTACATCGAAGGCCGCATCGACCTTAAAGACAAGCCCGGCAGGGTCGTGTTCAAGGTCGGCTGCAGGCTGACGAAAAGCCCGTTGTCGGTGTTCCACAAGTCGAGGTCGCGGATCTGCATGAAGAAACTCCACACCCTCTACGACGGATGGAGCGACGACTACAATATAGTCGAGTCCGCTCTGCTGAACCCGAACATGGTGCTGCACACCGTCGGCGCGGTGATGAGCATACCGAGGATAGAGTACAGCGGCGGCGACTTCTGCATGTACCGCGAGGCGTACTCTCGCAAAAACGAATCCACGCTGAATGTAATGCTCAAACTGGACGAGGAAAAGAAGCAGGTGCTGAAACGTCTCGGCTGCAGGCCGGTGGACGTGTTCGAGGCAGGCGGATTCCTCGGCAACCGCATGGAGAGCTTCTACAACTACTCGGAATCCGAATTGAGGGCGGTGAGCCCCACATCGGTAAGGTCGCGGTACATCACCGAAGACGTGTCACAAGGCCTTGTGCTCATGGAGAGCATTGCAAAGCACGCAGGTGTTGACACTCCTGTATGCACGTCACTCATAGACATCGCATCGGCAGCGCTCGGCGAGGACTTCCGCTCACAAGGAAGGACGGTGGAGCGTCTCGAAGCGGTGAGGTTCATCGAAAACATGTACAGATAGAGATGGAGTTTTGCGAGGACATAATGAACAGGACTTTCGGGGTTGAGATTGAGATGTGCAATCTCGACCGCGACCGCGTCATCCTTCCTGCCGGATATTCATGGAGCAGGGAGGAGGAGATAGTCAACACCGACGGCTCGTCGAACAGGCGTTTCGGCGGCGAAGTCAACACCCCTCCGCTCCACATCACGAACATTGACGAACTGAACGGCCTCAAAGGCGTGTATCAGTCCATGGTTGACGCAGGCGGTGTGATAAAGTGGACAACGTACACCCACGTCCACATCTACGCAGGCGACCTCACGGTGAAGCAGCTGAAAAAGGTGTTCCTTTTCTTCCATATCTGCTATCCGTACATAAAGCGGTACGCGAAAATCTCGGAGTGGGACGAGCTGGTCCCGATACTGATGCCTCCCCCGAAGGACAAATACTACGAAGGGGTGCTTGCCGCGCAGACGTTCGACGACATCCACAACGTGTTCACCAACCAGTCGAAGAAGGGATTCATCAGGCACGCGGTGAACATCTCGGCGTACTTCAAGACGAAGACCATAGAGTTCAGGATGTTCCACGCCACGCAGGACTTCCAGATGGTGATGAACTGCATACTGTCGGCATACAGGATGTTCTACTACGCCACAAGCCACGAAATAGAGGACTTCAAATCCATATCCACATACGAGGGGTTCAAGGCGGAAACGGGGCTGAAATACAAGACCCCGGACGAGCTGGTGCCGCTCATCTACCAAGGCAACCCCTACAGCAACATCGAGACGTTCCAGACCAAGCCGCTGCCGTACAATTCCAAACAGGCATCCGCGCTATTGGAGGCGGTGAAAGGCCATGGACATACGGAGCTGTGCATCGTCAACGGCTTCATGTTCTACTATGAGCTTTTCTTCATGGACAAAGTGAAGGTGAGCATCTACGCGCAGGACCCGTATATCCACCTGCTGTACCTGCTGGCCAACGGCAAGACCACGATCCAGTACAACGGCAAGCTGTCGTGGCTGGAGGACTACCACAAGGACACCCCTATAAGGCAGCTCGCGCTCGCATTGTACTGCTCCAAGTTGCAGAAAGTGATGATGAGCGACAGCGCTCGCAACGACGAGATTGTCATGTCGCTGCGTATGAAGGCCAAGGAATCCATAGAGAAAACCGAGAAGTCTGCGGAGAGGCTGTTGAAGCTGCTCACCACCTGCGAGTACCGCGTGGGAACATTGCAGGACGCAATCGCGGACAAAAAGGTCATATTCTTCAACTACGGCAAGGGCAAACTGCAGAAACGGACATTCAGGCTCATCAAGATGAACAGCGACCTTGACCTGAATTTCGAGCTGAAACGCAACGACTACTACAACCTCGTGGAGTCGCTGCCGGAGGATTCGTGCCTCTACTACATCAGCAACAGCCCGTACTTGTCGAACATGCACAAGCTGGCCATGTGGAACGCATCGTCCGGCGACAGGTGGTCGGCCGGCAGGTTCCTATACTGCAACAAGCCGAGTGCGGAAAACAAGGTTTCCACATCATACAGGTCGGAGGTTGTGGAGGTCAACGAGGTTGTCCCTCCAGACGACCTCGCCATAGACAACCCTCAAAGCCTCAGGGTGATGAGAGTGGAGCCAGGAGTCCTTCACGCATTGCAGAAGAAGTACATCAAGAAAGTGGACCAGACAAGCAGGTGCACGTATTCCTTTGTGGTCATGTACGGCAAGTACACGCTCGGCGGCTTCGGCTTCACGCTGCCGCAACACAAGGGCTACGACCTTTTCCAGCTCACGGACTTCTGCACCAACAACAATATCCCGAGACTTGCGAAGCTGATACTGTTCTGCATACAGACCCACGCGGTGCAGATGGAACTGAGCCGCAGGATGCACAAGTTGTGCGAGAAGGTCATATCGTGCGCCTACACCCACAAGCCGGTGAGTATGAAATACAGAGGCGTATATACGAAAGTGAAGGAGCATTGCACTCCGTCATACCTCGCATACGAAGGCACGCTCGGGGTGTACGCCTCATACGATGAAGTGATTGAGAAATACCAAAAACTGCTGCATAATGGAAACAACTGAGAAAAGATGGAAATACGACGTGGTGGACATCAACCTCATTGACGAGGCGGAGATGAACGCCAACGAAATGACGGGCGAGGACTTCGCCGCGTTGTGCGACAACATAGGCAAGTCCGGACTGAGCAGTGTTCCGTGCTGCTACAGGAAAGCGAACGGCAGGTACGGCATGATCAGCGGCCACCACCGCCTTCGCGCCTGCAAGAAGCTGCGCTACCGCACCATCGGAATCCTTTGGTGCGACGAGAGCGAGTTGAGCAAGGACGAGATTATTGCCATACAGCTCAGCCACAACTCCCTGCATGGGCAGGACAACAGGAACATTCTGAAAAAGCTGTTCGAGCAAATCCAGAGCATCGACTACAAGAAGTTCGCGCACATCAACATCGACGAGATAAAGCCGGTTGGAACGGACGGTATTGCGGCATTCGCCATGAAGGAGAATTTCGTGTTCACCATCGTGCTGTACCCCAACTCGTTCCTGAACCTTGACGAGCTGTACGGCGACATCAGGGAACAGGCGAAGAAATGCGACGCGCTTCTGCTGGCGCATCAGGAGGACAACGAGAAGCTGCTGCTCAAACTGCAGGCGGACATCGGGAGTCAGTTCAAGATAAAGTCGCCGGCAATCACGTTCGCCAAGCTGCTGGAACTCGCAAACGAAAGAATGAACCAGATAAAGGAGGAGGAACAATCATGATTTGGAGCATAGTAAGCACGGAGGAGATGGCGAGCACCGCCACGACCCCGGTGTTCAGGCATTATCAGGAAGCAATAGGCAAGGAAAGGATAAGGCTCGCCGCCGTGAAGGATGGCGACCCCCTCGACTTCATCAACATCAGCGACGTGGTGCTCCTGCGCACGGCAAGCAAGTCCCTCATCGACGAAATCAGGTCGAGGAAACTCAAAAGCACGGCGGAGGAATACGCATTGTACGAACTGGCCAACGACAAGTGCCGGATGTCAAGGTGGCTCCAAGCCAACGGAATCCGAGTGCCAGAGCAGCATACTATCAACAACATACCCGACAGCGGCAAATTCTTCGTCAAGCCGAGATACGGAAGCGACAGCTCCTGCGTGTCGGAGAAAAGCATCTGCAGGTCTGCGGAGCAGGCTGTGGAGCGCCACATGGAAGTGCTCAAGCAGACAGGATCGGACGCGGTGATAGAGGACTACATCGAAGGCACGGACTGCACGGTGGCGATATGGAGAAGCCAGAGCGGCATCCACGCCTGCGCCATGTCCATAGACTGCCCCGAGACGCAAGGCATACAGACCTCGCAGGTGAAGCAGGACTTCAGCGGATTCTGCACCGCGCTGTACGACAAGAACCTCACGGCCGTCGCCAAGGACGTGTTCGCCAAGCTCGGACTGAAACACCACGCGAGAATAGACTTCCGCATCGACAGCAACGGCGACTGCTGGCTCATAGACGTGAACCTGATACCTGGACTGAGCCCGATAGGGCTGTGGGCCAAGTGCCTTCTGCTGTCACTCAACATGTCATACAAGGACGCTGTAAACGCCGCCATCTGGTCGTCAACAAGGCCATAAGAGGGCGAAGGTGGCTCACACCATAATTCCCATAATTCCCGACAACAAAAGAAAAGGAGGACAAAATGAAGAGAAACAAGATAACCAACAAGAAGATTTTGAGCGTGTACGAGGCAAAGGGCTGCAATATCAGCGCTACCTGCACGGCATTGAACATTGACCGCAAGACGCTCATCGCATGGAGGAGCAACGACGAGAATCTTGACGAGAAGATGACCGAACTCGAAGAGAGCCTCATCGACTTCTCGGAGTCGAAGCTGATGGAGCAGATTAACGACGGCAACCTCACGGCCATCATCTTCCACCTGAAGACCAAGGGCAAGAAGAGAGGCTACACGGAGACCACGGAGGTGAACGCCAACGTGAAGTCGTATGAGCTGCGCAAGCTGACGGACGATGAACTGAAGCTGCTGGCAAGCCTCAACAATGGATAAGGAGCAGGAGGCGCTGTTTCAGGGACACAAGCGTCTGATGCTTATGTCTTACAGGTTTTATGTGTCTGAGATGTTCAGTCAGATACATAAGACCAAATTTGTTTTCGGCCCCCACCATGAAAAGATAATAACCGCTCTGGAGAAGGTTCTGCGTGGAGAGACGCGAAAGCTCATCATCAACATCGCGCCGAGGTACAGCAAGACGGAGATAGCGGTGAAGATGTTCATATCCAAAGGCCTTGCGGTGAACCCGAGGTCGAGGTTCCTGCACCTCTCCTACTCCGCGTCGCTGGCCGCAGATAACTCGCTGGCGATTAAGAACATCGTGGCCAACGAGTATTACGACCACCTGTTTCATGTCGGCTTTGGCCCCAAGAGCACGCAGATGTGGTGGCAGACAATGGAGGGCGGCGGCGTGTATGCTACCTCCACGCTCGGCCAGATTACGGGCTTCGGCGCAGGTCTCACGGAGAGCGAGGAGGAGCTGCTGGACGAATACACAGCGGAGTACAACAAGGACAGATTCTCGGGCGCGATAGTCATTGATGACCCCATCAAGCCGGAGGACGCTCTTTCCGACAACGCGAGGGAATCGGTGAACAGAAGGTTCGAGACCACTATCAGAAACCGTGTGAACAGCAGGAAGACCCCTATCATCATCATCATGCAGCGGCTGCACGAACACGACCTGTGCGGCTACCTGCAGGAAGCGGAGCCTGGCGAATGGGAGGTGTTGAAGATACCTGCCATCAGCCGCGACGAGAACGGCAACGAGGTGGCTCTGTGGCCGTTCAAACACACGCTGGAGGAGCTGCACTCCCTCAGGAAGATAAACCCGTGGGTGTTCGACACCCAGTACATGCAGGAACCGAAGCCGCTCGAAGGCCTGCTGTTCCCAGAAGGCGAGACGGTGTATTTCAGGGAAATCCCAACGGAGCCGGAGATGACGTTCATACAGGTCGATCCCGCAGACGAGGGCAAGGACTGCTACTGCTCGAAGGTGTTCATGGTCAAGGACGGCTATGCTTACAACGTGGACACGATATACACCGAGGACAAACTGGAGATAACGCTACCGAGGCAGAAGGAGCAGATACTGCGGTGGAGGCCATCGTATGTGAACATCGAGAGCGTGAGCGCGTGGAGGCTTGTGGCCAAGGACATCAAGGAATGGGCCGCGGAGGTCATTCCCGACACGGAGATACGCAGGTTCAACGTCCATGCCAACAAGGAGGTCAGAATCTTCAACGAGGCGCCGACCATCAGGAACAGGTTCAGGTACAGACACCCGGAAATGCAGAACGCGGAATACGCCAAGTGCATGAAGGAGAAGCACTCGTACCTGAAGATGGGCAAAAACCAGCGGGACGACGGCGTGGACTGCGATGCAGCGGCCAGCCACTGGATGAAGCGCAACAGCCTGATTTCAGTCGTGTGATATTTTTTTCAGAAAAAAAAATTCTAAAAATAGTATTTGTATTCTAAATTTAGTATCTTTGCCGCCGTATGGAATTGTTTGGACTTGACATACGGAAAATCAGAAAGAAAGGCGCGGAGCAGGACGTGAGCCCTGTTCCCGTCGTTTCGTCTCCGCCTCAGAAGCAAAGGGTGGAGATATCGCCTGCGGACAGGTTCATGGAGTGCTTTCACCCTGCGACGTGCCACCGCAACTATGCGTTTATGTTCCACAACATAGCCGAAATCCAATTCCCGATAAAGTACATCGCCGAGAGGGCCGCAAACGCCCAGTTCGTGCTGCGCAAGTCCTCGGACGACACCATCGTCTGGGCTGACAGCGTGAGGGGGATGAGGGACAGGTATGTTGCCGGAATCGTGGAGAAGGGGCTGCTGCAAAGCCCCAACCCGTACATGACGTTCAGGGAGTTTGTCATGAACTCCATCATCAACAAGCTGCTGTTTGGCAACGGGTACATCTACGCCTACACCGACAAGAACGAAGGGCGGCTGTGGGAGACCTGCAACACGTTCTACGTGCTTCCTTCGCTGGCTGTGTCCCTGGAGCAGAACAACAAGACGGTGGTCGGCAACCTCGAAGGCGTGCGGTACAGATACTCGGACGGCGGAATGATAAGGATTATCCCCGCCGATCTGATGTACCACACCAAGGACATGCCGACGTTCACCTCCACCCGAAACGGGCAGCTGATGGGCAGAAGCAGGCTCGACGCGCAGAAATACCCCGTGAGCAACATCATTGCCGTGTACGAGGCGAGGAACGCTATCTATGTGAAGAGAGGTGCTCTCGGCCTCATTGTCAACCAGAAGAAGGACGCTGACGGCACGATGTCCATGACATCTGGGGAAAAGGACGCGATACTGCAGGACTTCCAAAGCACATACGGCGTGGTGGGCGACAAGATGCCCGTGGCAATCAGCCAGGTGCCGGTAAGCTTCGTTCCAATCGGTATGAGCATCGCCGCCTTGCAGCCGTTCGAGGAGTGTCTTCTGGATGCTGCGGCAATCGCAGGGGCATATGGCGTTGACAGCAACCTCATACCGAGGAAGGACAACCCGACATTCAGCAACCTGAACACCGCCGAGCTCAACGTGTACAACTCCGTGGTAATGCCGGAGGTCAAGTCGTGGCTCGACGGCTTCAACCGATTCCTCGGCCTCTACGATGCCGGCTACTACATCGACGCTCTGTGGGACGACATCGCCATCCTGCAGGACAACGCGCAGAGGAAAGAGAACGCCAAGGCCAGCACCAGCAACAGATGCGAAAAGGAGTTCAAGGCAGGCATCATCACATTGAACGATTGGAGGGCGGCTATAGGCCGCGAACGCCTCGAAGGCGAAATATACAACAAGACCCTGCTCGAAATGACGTGGCAGGAGATTCAGCAAATCAACACCATCAAAGGAATTTAGCAATGTACGCAAAACGTTTAAAGACAAAATCGAACGAGGTGCAAGGCCGCGTTGTAACCATTGCCGTCAACGCTTTCGGCAATATGGATTCACAAGGCGACATCTCCGTTCAGGGGAGCTTCAACAAGACCCTGAAAGAGAATTTCTGGCGCATCAAGCACTTTCTCAACCATGACACCAGCAAGCTCATAGGATGCCCCATCGAAGGCAAGGAAGAGAACGGCTATCTGGTCATGGTCTCTGAAATGGCCAACACGCAGGATGCCAACGACGTGCTTGAGCTGTACCGCCTGTATGACAAAAACAAGCGCACGCTGGAGCACAGCATCGGCGTTGAGGCCATGCAGCGCGACCCGCAGGACGCGCACAAAGTCCTTCAATGGAAGCTGTGGGAGTATTCCACGCTCACCACCTGGGGCGCGAACCAGAACACGCCGCTGCTCGGCATCAAGCGCGAGGACCTTCTGCACTTCCCGAAGAAGAGCCTTGACTTCGTGAAGCAGGCTCTCGACATGAAATTCTCCGACCATGTACTCATTGCCGCCGACGAGTTGAGAAAGCTCATCGAGAAGGCCACGAACGGTCAGGCCGGACTTATCGAATGCGAGTGCGGAAAGACGTTCGACTATTTCGCGCAGCCCGAAATCTCCGTTGACAAGGAGGTTCTGCGCATCTACAACGACACGCTCAGATGGATGTTCTACGATGCAGCGAGAGAGCAGGCATGGGACCAGTACCCAGACATCCAGGCGGAAGTTATCGAATTGTTGAACAACCGTCAAGACAAGTCGCTCATCAGCGAACTGTCATACGTCAGATGCCCGTATTGCGGCAAACTCCACTACCGCAACGAGATTATCACCATAGAAGAGAAAAGCCATGTTCAGCCTGTTGTGAAGCCGTCAGATGACACTTCGCATGTCACTCCCAAGGGCGTGACATTTGCGGCGATAGGCAACATGCTCAGCAAATAAACATTTTATTCACCAAAACAAAAACCAAGATGAAAAAGGTTCAAAAGTTTTTGAGAGAGACCAAGACCGGCGGCATGCTGGGCTGCAAACGCAGATTCCAGATGCGCATGATGTGCTTCGGTCTCCTGATTATGTGCCTCTGCCTCACCGCTTGTGTCGCAGGAGCCGTTGAGACCGGCAACTTCGCCCCCGTGGCGACGATGGCCGTTCTTCCTGCCGTGGCCGGCATTGACATGACCCAGTTCGCCAAGAAGAGCGAGGAACTGACCGACGAGGAGAAGACGACCCTCGGCACCATCCAGAAGATGATGCTCGAAACCGTCCAGTCCGCGTGCAAGGGCATGGTTTCCCCTGAGACGCTAGAGGAAAGGGTAAAGCAAATCAACGAACTAATCGGCAAGGCGCAGAAAGAGGCATCCGAGACGTTGGAGAGCAAACTGAAGGAAGCGTCCGAAATCACCGAGACGCTCCGCAAAGACCTTAACA